CTGCAGATGTACGAAAGACCTTTAAACGACTGCAGTTGCTCCATGCAGAAAAAAAGATACAGAACAAAGCTAAGAATGACTTTCTATCTTTTGTAAAATGCATGTGGCCCGATTTTGTAGAGGGGTCCCACCACAGGCACATCGCAGATAAATTTAATAAATTAGCTACGGGTGAAATAAACCGATTAATAGTTAATATGCCACCAAGACATACTAAATCTGAATTTGCATCTTTCTTGCTACCAGCGTGGATGGTGGGCCGTGAACCAAAACTCAAGATCATTCAGGCAACGCACACAGGAGAACTAGCCGTGCGGTTTGGTAGAAAAGCAAAACATCTTATCGACTCAGACGATTATAAAAAAATTTTTAAAACAACTTTACAAGAAGACTCGAAAGCTGCAGGTCGTTGGGAGACGGCACAAGGCGGAGAATACTTTGCAGCTGGTGTAGGTGGAGCTATTACAGGACGGGGCGCGGATTTACTTATCATAGACGACCCACACTCTGAGCAAGATGCATTGTCCCCTACAGCATTAGAGTCAGCGTACGAGTGGTATACTTCAGGACCACGTCAGCGTTTACAACCAGGTGGTAAGATTGTCCTTGTGATGACAAGATGGTCAACCAAAGATCTTACAGCTAAGTTAGTTGCTAATCAAAAAGAACCAAAGTCTGATCAATGGCACGTGGTCGAGTTTCCGGCGCTCATGGACCACGGACCAGTGTGGCCAGAGTATTGGAGCAAGGACGAACTCGAGAAAGTCAAAGCTTCATTGCCTGTCGGTAAATGGAATGCACAGTGGATGCAGCAACCAACGTCCGAAGAAGGTGCAATCTTGAAACGTGAATGGTGGAACGTGTACGACAAAGAAGAGATACCACCTCTACATCACGTGATACAATCTTACGATACAGCGTTCTTGAAGAAGGAAACGGCTGACTATTCAGCTATTACAACGTGGGGTATCTTCTATCCAAATGAAGATAGTCCAGCTAATCTAATACTTCTAGACGCTATCAAAGGTAGATACGAGTTTCCAGAACTAAGACGATTAGCACTACAGCAATATGATTATTGGAAACCTGAGTCTGTTATCATTGAAGCCAAAGCATCAGGACTACCTCTGACCTACGAACTTAGGCAGATGAACATACCCGTTATTAACTTTACACCCAGCAAAGGAAATGATAAACATGCAAGGGTAAACGCCGTTGCACCTCTTTTTGAGTCTGGAATGATATGGGCGCCAGATCAGAAATTTGCAGAGGAGGTGGTTGAGGAATGTGCAGCATTCCCTAACGGTGATCACGACGACCTTGTGGACTCTACAACACAAGCTATCATGCGCTTCAGGCAGGGCGGATTGATTGGCCACCCTGAAGACTATATCGATGAAAAGAAAGACCCAAAACCAAGGACGTATTACTAATGGTAACAACAAAAATAAAAGGTGTCGGAGCAGCGATCAAAGGTTTCGGTAAAGCAATTAAATCTTTTCAAGATAAAAGAATAGCTGCGATGAATAGAGTGGGGCAAAGAAAAGTTGGGGGTAAAAAACTAGGAGTTGGTAGTTACATAGATGAGTATGTAAATGTCATTGAATCCAAAGCTAAAAATAAAAAACAATACAAAGCAGAACAAAAAGCTAAAAAAGAAAAGGCTGCTAAAAACTATAAAGGACTTCCAAAAGAATAATGAATAAACTTCAGTTTTTAAACATACTTGCAAACGCTCCTAAAAATTTAAAAAACTATCCAGAACTTCTTGACTACGCTAGAAATGTATACAAACAAATTATGGGTGTATTTCCTGAAGGCATAGATAATATCTCTATTAAGCAAGCTGCAGACGAAGTATCAAAGAATAGAAAAAAAGTTGTACAGTTCCCTCCAGGCGGTAAAGACAAAACAGATTTCTTCTCAACAAGACCAGACCCAAGAGTAAAACAACCTCCAGGTGCTAAGATGGATATTCAGCGAGCAAATGAAAATTTAGCTGGCGGAGCAAACTATGCAGAGGGAGATACAAAATACAACGCAGATATTTTAGGAACAGAGTTAGCTAGAGTGAGAGGGTTTATTAAAGAAGGTCAGGATGCTACAGACATGGATCCAAGTGAGTATTCTAAACTGTACGACGAAGCATATTCATATTTAACTCAACTTAGATTTTTAAATAGACCACCAAAAAAAGAAGGCGTAAAAAGTATAGACCTTGCCAAAGAATTAGAAGAACTGACAAATAAAAATTTAAAAGAAAGAGGATTAGGCGAGATTAAATTAGGAGATAAATTACCCCCACCTAAAAACAAAAAACCTGATGTAGATCCTGTGCTACAACAGTCAGAAGATCAGAAACAATTGTTTTTAGATTTTGAAGGTAGAAATAAAACAAAACCAGGAAGTAAAATTGATTATGATAAAATTTCAGAAGGTTTAGGTGGTGTAAAATTACGTGGTAATGAAACCTTTGAGGAATTATTAGAAATAGAAAAAAATTTAAACAAACCTAAAAAAGCAAAAGGTGGTCGTATTGGTTTTGATAAAGGTGGAGGAACAGGAGTTGCTGGTGATCAAATGGAAGGAGATCAATATGTTATAAGCGACATACCTGGAAATCCACAAGTTCCTATGGGTCAGTTCGGCCCTCTTAATGTAGGAATTTTTGGTGGTGGCAGTTATGGTAAAAATGAAATTATACCTGGTGTTGACATGGCAACTACAAATCAAAATTATGGAATTGTTGGACAATTTCCAATAGGTAATACAGGATTTAGTATTGGTGGGAATTATCTAAAATCAAGAGTTAATGAAAGATTTACAGGTGGAAATAATCAAGTTTTTAAAACCGTTCCAACAGATAGTGATAGATTTAACATAGGTATAAATTTTAAAAAACCTTTGTCAGGTGGAAGATTTGGTCTTAAAGAAGGTGGACCACCAAACCCTGGTCGAAGAAACTTTATGAAACTTATGGCAGGTCTAGCATCATTACCTGTGATAGGTAAATTATTTAAAGGTGCTAAGGTTGCAGAAAAAGTTGTACAACTTAAAAACACTACAACAACAATGCCTGCATGGTTTCCACAGTTTGTAGAAAAATTTATTTCTAAAGGTGTTGGAAAAAAAATAGATCAAGATCTTATGGAGTTTACAAACCCTGATCTACCAAATATTAAAGTAACAAAAGCAGATGATGGTCGAGTATTTGTTGAAGGGCAAAACGATTATTATAAAAATTATGAAATAGATTACACACCACCAGGTTATGAAGTCGTGGATGAAAAAACAGGTAAAGCTGTTAAGACTAAAGGAGATTTTATGGCACAAGAAGAAGTGCCTGTAAATGTTGACCCAGATGGTAATGCAGATTTTGATGCGGAGGTATTAGAAAGCGTTGATGATATTTTAAGTAGTGATGCTAGAGCCATGGAAGAATTTGCAACAGGTAAGAAAGTTAAAGAAATGAAACGAGGTGAGTATAACGTTGGTCAAGCTGAAGCTAGAGCAGAACAAGCAGCCGAGGAAGCTGCAGAACTTTCTGATGAATTTTCTCAAGGCGGTCTAGCCTACATGCTAGGAGAATAATGAAGATAGCAGAATACAAACAGATGATGGAGTATCTAACTCGTCCTGGTTTTAATGGAGGTGGTTCTGTTAGAAACAAAACTATTCTGCCTAAAAAGAAACCTGAAGAAGAAGTTAAGAAAAGAAAAATAAAAAACTTTGAGAAAGCAAAACCTGCACTAGAGAATCCAAAAGAAGTTAAGGAAATGATGGATCTTGCTGATGGTGGTCGTATTGGTTTTAGCAAAGGTGGTTCGGCGGCTCTTGCTAAAATATTAAACGAATTACCAGACGGCACTGAAGTAACTAGAGACATGGTTCAAAAAATTATTGACGACAATAATCTTGATATCACTGTAAGAAATTTTTTTGCTAAACCATCTAAAAGTCTTAAAGAGGGAATTACTCTAATCAAAAGAAAGTCTCCTGTAGAAATTACAGATGAATTATTAAAGAAGTTAGATAACTATATAAAAAATACACCTCTTGATTTAAAAGCAATCGGAGAAGATATTGGTTACAAAGAAACTGAAAAAGGTAAATCGGGTGGACTCAGAAAAAGATCATCATTAATAAAAGCGTATGAGGAGAAGTATGGAAAGATACCGGACAATAGATTTAAACCTTATAAGTTAGATCCTAACTCTGATTACGTTAAAAACGTTATTAGTTTAAGAGAAGAACTTGGAAGCACTAATGCTGTTGCTAAAGAGTTAAAGCTTGATAACAAAACAATTAGAAATGTTTTAAAAGCAGGTAACAGACTTGACTTAATAGGTGACGTAAACGTTGCTGGTCCTGAAACTGGAGCGAAAAAAATTAAAAAAAGACAGCTAGAAATTGTTAAAGAAGGTGAGAAAAAAGCTGGTCCTAAAACTACAAAACAAGCAAGACAAGTTAAGGCTGACATAGCTGACAGAAATAAAATTTATGCAAACGTGTCCGCAGAGGAACTCGCAAAAGATAAAAATTTTTTAAAAAGATTAAGACTTACAATAGATGGTAAAACAGGAGCTGTAGATTTCACTGGATATACAGAAGCAAACCCTGTTAGAGGAAAAGTGTTTAATGATGTTGAGTTAGCACAACACGCAATTAATAAAGCAAAAGAAGGCAAACTATTTACACACGATCATATAACACCAAAAAGATTTAGAAAACAAAACATTCAATATCCAATTAATTTTCAACCTGTGACTTACATGGAAAACTCTCAGTTTGAAAATGCAAGAACATACTTAACTAGTAATCCAAGTGGCAACGTGGCTCCAATCAACAGTTATTTAAAATCAAACAACAAAACAATTAGATTTGGAAAAAATAAATACGGATACACAGGCAGGATAGTTTATAATTCTAAAACAGGAGATCAAACTTTACTTGATTTTGAAAAAAGAATTAACGTTGGTAGCAGAGGACCAGTAGTCAGCACGTTTGGAGCGGGACAAAAGTTTCCTTCTTTTGGTAAAGCAGGACAACTTGCAAAAGGGGTTGCTAAAGGGGAGGGTGTTCTTGCTCCTTTGTTTGTCTATGGTGGAAGCGCGTATGGTCTGCCTTTTAAAAGATCTCTCTATGAAGCTACTTATGGTCTTGCTGGAGATAGTAAAAGTGATGTTCTTAAAAGATTTCAACCGCAAGCATCCACTTTTTTAGATTTTAATGATGCACAACAAAAATATAATACTCTTTTAAATAATTATAATAATGCTTCTCCATACGATAAATTAAGATTTAAAGATAAAATGTCAGAAAAAACGAAAGAGTTTGAAAATTTACAATCACAATATCAAAGTTTACCTTTACCTGAAAGAGTTCAATCGGAGGCTGCAGCAGGAAAAGCAGAAACTCAATATGAAGATTTATTAAAAGCAAACAGAGAAAGACGTTTTCAATTTGGTATAATTCCAAAAAAAGAGTTATTTATGGATATTAAAGATTATTTTGGAGACATTGGAAGAAATGTATCACAAAACGTGCAACCCACTGAAAATGTATTAGGCACTACAGTTCCTATGGGCACTATTACAGGTCAAACACAATACGATTTTGCAGGAGGTGGCATAGCTAAATTAGCAGGTAAACCATCAGGGCCACCGCCAGAATCAGGACCTACACCACAGGGCTTGGATTTTTTAATGAAACGTGGTAGATAATTACAGGAGTTTAAATGGCAGATATAGATAAAGGACTTCCTAACACTCGTACCGAGGTCAAAGTTCCGGGCGAAGAGGTCGAGGTAAAGGAAGAAATCAAAGAACAACAACCCGTTGAAGTTACACCCGAAGAAGATGGTGGTGCAACGATTGACTTTGAACCAGGTGCAATTAACATACCTGGCACAGATTCTCATTTTGATAATCTTGCAGACATTTTACCTGATGATGTTTTAGAACCTTTAGGTTCAGAATTAAAAACAAATTACATGGACTACAAGATGTCCAGAAAAGATTGGGAAAAATCTTACACAGATGGACTTGACCTATTAGGATTTAAATACGAAAATAGAACGGAGCCGTTTCAAGGAGCTTCAGGTGCCACGCACCCTGTGTTGGCAGAAGCTGTTACACAGTTTCAAGCCACAGCATACAAAGAGCTATTACCAGCAGACGGTCCAGTAAGAACACAAATTTTAGGTGTGCCAACACCAGCGAAAGAACAACAATCGCAAAGAGTAAAAGATTTCATGAATTATCAAATCATGGATCAGATGAAAGAGTACGAGCCAGAGTTTGATTCGATGTTATTTCATTTACCTCTAGCAGGTTCTACGTTTAAAAAAGTTTATTACGATTCAATGTTAAATAGAGCAGTATCTAAGTTTGTTCCAGCTGATGATTTAATTGTACCGTACACAGCAAACAGTTTAGATGATGCAGATGCAATCATACACGTAATTAAAATATCTGAAAACGATTTAAGAAAACAACAAGTGGCTGGTTTTTATTCTGATGTAGAACTTAACCCACCAGGCACAGTTGTAAATGATGAAGTTTCAAAAAAAGAAAAAGAATTAGAAGGCACTAAAAAATCTGGAAAACAAATTCCTATGTATACTCTTCTTGAGTGTCACGTAGATCTAGATTTAGAAGGCTTCGAAGATATTGGTGCAGACGGGGAACCGACTGGCATCAAGCTACCTTACATCGTAACTGTTGAAGAAGGTAGCGGAACGG